CTGGATCACTGAACCCAATGTGGGTAGAGTGGCTAATGGGGTTTCCAATAGGGTGGACAGACTTAGAGGACTTGGAAACGCAATAGTTCCTCAGTGTTCAGAAGTAATAATGGAGATGATAAAATGTCAGTACTATTAAAAAGATTAACATTTCAATTGGCAAGTAAAGAAAACTTGAGTTTTGATAAAGCAGAGAAGATGGCTAAGACAATATTAATAAAACGTGGTCATTTAAATGAAGATGGTACTGCTACGTATAGAGGTGCGGTACGTGGAGCAATGACTCCATTACAAAGACATTTAGATAGAAAGGCACGATATGCTAAGAAGAAGAAAAAGAAAAGAATCTAAAATTGAGTATGCTTTTATGAATAGAGCGTACTATTTTGAAGAAATAACGAGTTCGATACCGTGGGCAAAGATAAAGTATTTAATATCATAAGTCCACCTTCTGAATTAACACAGAAGGACAAGGTGCTTGCAAGGTCCTATAAAGACCTTATTTACTTTGGACGTGCGTTTTTACCTAATGATTTTTTAAATAAAAGTCAATCACCATTTTTTCACCATGAAATAGCAAAGAAACTCATTACTTCAAAACCGGGCGCACGTATCTGTAATATACTTCCACGTGGTTTTGGTAAGTCAATTCTTGCGAAAGCAGCAATCCTGCATAAGATATGTTTCTCATCTGATGATGATCGTAATTTTATTGCTTGGGTAGCAGAGGAACAGGGACAGGCTATAGATCATTTGAAATATATACGTAATCATTTAGAGACAAATAAGTCTATTGAATACTATTTTGGAGGTTTAGGTGGAGATTTGGTAGGAAAACGCTGGACTGAGAAAGATTTAGTTACAACAAAAGGTGATAGAATTATGGCTAAAGGTACTACACAAAGACTGCGTGGACGTACAGAAATTGATGTACGTTATACTGGTATCATACTTGATGACTTTGAATCAGAATTAAATACTAAAACACCAGAACGTAGATCAGAAATTAAGAAATGGGTTGTATCTACAGTATATCCAGCCCTTGAAGAATCTCCGGGAAGAGAAGGATGGATATGGTTATCAGGTACAATTGTACACTTTGATAGTTTTTTACAGACTGTTGTTGATGGATTTAATGATTCAAAAGAAAATAAAGAAGATTATCCTTGGGATTTAAATTTCTACAGAGCAATAAAAAATGGTAAGCCTATATGGAAAGAACAGTTTCCGATAAAGAAATTAGATCGTAAAAAGGCAGAGTTTGCTGAAATGGGTATGCTTAATAAGTTTGCTCAGGAATATATGAATGATGCACGTGATGTATCATCAGCATCATTTAAAATAGATAATATACAATTTCATAATGGTTCATTTGTTAATGAAGGTAACTTTTGTTTTTTAGATCTAAGGGGAGAACAAATTCCTATAAATGTTTACTTAGGTGTTGATATTGCGGCAACTGCAACATCCACATCAGATTATCAAGTCATAATGGTTATTGGTATTGATTCAGAAAAAAATCGCTATGTTATAGATTATTTTCGTGATAGAATCCCTACGTTTGATTTACCGGACGTAATAATAAGATATGCGAATAAATACTCTCCAGTACGTAGAGTTACTATTGAAACAGTAGCGGCTCAGGAAATGGTACGTGATATGACTACAAGACTTGCAGCAGCAGATAAAAGATTACTACCTGGAGTATTTAAGGGCGTAAAACCACCCGGAGGAATAAAAAAACAAGATAGACTTGAAACTTCTTTAGGACCTATCGTAAATTCCAAGAAACTGTATGTACGTAAAACCATGACAGAGTTAATAGATGAGTTTTTTGAACATCCCGTTTCAAGGTATGATGACTTGATGGATGCGTTATATTATGCAGATTATTTTGCAAGACCACCAGCAAGTGGAAAATTTAAGAAAGGTTCTGATACTATCAGTAGAGTAAAGAAAACATTTAAAAAATATAATTGGATTACAGGAGCGAGATCGTGATAGATAAAGATCCAAGAGCCGAATATAATGAAGAATTATTTAAACGTTGGCGAGATGCCCGTGATGAGTGGGATGCGGTAGCCCGTAAAGATATAGATTTTTATCTTGGCAATCATTTTAGTTCTGGTGAATCAGATGAATTACAATCACGTAATCAGGCTGATATTCCAATGGATAGAGTTTCTCCTGCTGTGGAGAAGATGAAATCCTTTATGACCGCACGTCCTCCAGTATTTACAGCACTGCCACGTGAAGATAGTGATGGTAAGATGGCAAAAGTTTGGCAAACAATGCTTGGTTCTGTATGGGAACACTCTGATGGTGATTCGCACGTTAAACAAGCAATACATGATTTTTCTACTGTAGGTATTGGATATCTATATGCTTATGTAGATAGAGAAGCAGACATGGGTAGGGGTGACGTTCGGTTTACTCATATCAATCCTTTTAGGGTTTACGTTCCCCCGTCTTCGCGAGATAGGTGGTTTTCCGATGCTGACGGAATTATTCTATCAACTATCTTAACAGGCGAACAGCTCGTTAACCTCTACCCTGAAATTGGTCCTCAGATGAATGAAGAGACTGGTGAATTAGAATCTGGTATCATTGAAGATTTATCTACGTTTCAAGATGAAGACTATCCAGATGCTCAAAATAAGACAAGTCGTGAAGTATATACTCCAGCAGAAGTAAAAGATTATGATTACTGGAGAGAAAATAAATATCAGGTATTAGAACGTTTCTATAAGGTTAAAATACCTTTTTACAGATTAATTGATGTAGAGTCTGGTGAGGAATCAATATTAACAGAAGAAGAGTTTAATATAGTATTTGAAGAACGTTCTCTTGATTTTGAAATGAATAGACTTGCTTATGAAGCTTTTATGCAGACAAGAGTAGGAGTAACAGCATCGTGTGCGGAAATAGTATTGGATGAATATGTGTTAAACATAAGTGATTATCCTATTATACCGTTTCCAAACAATTGGACAGAAACTCCATATCCGCGATCTGACGTATCAAGAGCAATTCCTATGCAAAGATTATTAAACAAACTATGGAGTCTCGCTTTATCACACGCACAGGCATCTGCCGGATTAAAATTACTTGTTCCCGTTGGTAGTGCTATTAATGGACTTGATCAACTTGAACGTGATTGGGCTAATCCAAATGCAGTAATTGAGGTGGATAGTTCACAGGGAGAACCTCATTACCCTGCTCCAACACCATTAGCTTCAGAATTTTATAGATTAATACAACAGTGTGAATTTTATATTGATTTCGTTTTTGGTATACCTGAACTAATGCACGGTGTGGCAGATAAAGCACCTGAAACGTTTAAGGGTACACAGCAAATGATTGCACTTGGATCAGAACGTAGTAAGGCTAAATTACGTGATATAGAACACAGTATTGTAAAACTTGGACGTATAATGTATGCGTTGTGTAAACAACAGTATACGTATAAGAAATATTTTAGAACTGCACAAGCAAATAATGATTTGAATGAAGTCACTGTCAACTTTTACGATGATGCTACGCAGACAATTATAGATATACAGAAGGATAAGAACAATATTGAACAGCATGATGTACGTATTGTTCCGGGTTCTACGTTACCTACTTCCAAATATGCCGAACTTAATGTATATTTGGAAGCCTATCAATTAGGAATTGTAGATAAACTTGAGGTTCTTAAGAAGAATCCCGAGATATTTGACAAAGAAGGTATAATGAAAAGATTTGGTGAAATTGAACAATTGCAGGGTGCTAATGCACAACTGCAAGAACAAATAAAGAATTTGCAGGGTGATCTGCAAACTGCCCGCAGGGAGTCTGTTGCTGATAAGAAACGAGTAGAGGTTCAGAAATTTAAATCTCGACTCGATTCAGTATCATCAGACGCCAAGGCTGATAGAAGAGTAAATGCTAATCAATTAACAAATAAGGTGATGCTTGAGTCCGAGAGATTAAAAAGCGCTATCGCACAACAGAGAGAAGCTCTGGTCGGTGGCGATGTTAGTCCTGCTATGGAAGAAATCGAGACATCTTAGAAAGGAATAATAATGGCAAAAGCTGAAGCACAAGCTGTAGAAGAACAGCAACTTGATCAAGGTCAGGAGCTTTCTGAAGATCAGGAAGTTCAAGAATCGCAGGAAATGGAAGCTAATGAAGGTTCTGAAGTTAACCCTCTTGAGGATGAGGTAAAGAAGTGGCAATCTATGTATGATAAAGCGCAAGCTGATAATACTAAGATGCAAACTGCTCTTACCGATTATTTAAGTTCTCAGAAGGAAGAAGTTCAACAATCTCAACAGCCTCAAATTCCTCAAATTACCGAAGATGAGTTTAACCCTTGGGATGCTTATTATAAGCCCAACTCACCGTCATATCAAATGAGAGTTCAAAGCGAAGCTAATCTCGTACATTCTGTTTTAGATACCGAGATTAATCGCATAGAAAATAATATGACGGTAAATAACACAAGGAATGAGTTACGTCAGTCACATAATATGAGTGATGGCGAAATAAATGAATTTATGAATTTCATTTCACAACCTAAAGAAAGTGTACCAGTAGGTGCTCTTGTTAAGATGTGGCGTGAAACAAGTAATAGTAGTCCTCAAAAGTCTAATGTAGCTATTCCGAAAACAAAAACACAGGCACCACGTACAGCTGGCACGCAGAGTAATCAAAGCGGCCCAGCACGTAAATCTGATGCGTCTAAAGTATGGGATCAAATAATGAACTCTACTGGTGTAACCAATAGGTTACCGTAGTAACGTATTGATGGTTCCTTGTTTTGTTTAATTGAAAATGAAAACAAATAAGTATGGAGGTTTACTATGGCAGTAAATCAAGGACAACTAAAGGTAACTGATGTTGTACAAGCTGCGTCTAATTCTCATGCTTCAGCTCACGGGACCACCCCTGACAATAGACGATTATATAATTTTGGTGACCGGGTAGCAGATCTTGCTCCTGAAGAATCACCTTTTTTTGTATATCTATCGAAAGTTAGCAAGGTTCCTACTGATGATCCTGTTTTCCGATTCTTAGAAGATAGAAGTAAAACCGATTGGTCTGATAGAAGCTTTTTGCTCGCAGCGGCTGTTAATGGCAGTTCTGCTGTTTCAGCAGGAAGTT